CGTCGCTGAAGAGGCTGATCAACTCAAGGGCCTATCAGGCGCTCCCTGTTGACGGGGTGAGCGAGGTAGACCAAGACAGTCCGAGGGTGGCTTTGATCACCCGCATGATCACCCGGTATCGCGCAGTAGCTCGGATGCAAATGCTCCGAGAGTTCCCTGATGTTGCCAGGGCTGCGCGTAACCAACTGGTGGCAAACAGAGCAATGAGTCAGGGTGTGGACCCTGAGATGATCCGAAACCAGCTTTTCCCGATGGAGTAACCGATGGCCGATAGCTATGTGACAGCAACGGGTGACGGGACGGCGGGCCCGTTCTCGTTTTCCGTGTTGGACTACCTAGATGTCGCGCACATTGGCGTGAAGGTAGATGGTGTGGCTCAGACGCTCACCGACCACTACACAGTCTCAGGTACTGATGTGACGTTCGTTGCAGGGTATGAGCCAGCGACCGCTACGGTGGTCAAGATCCACCGATCAACGCCACGGTCTAAGGCTGAACGCCTGGTGGACTTTGCCGATGGTACTGTGCTCCATGAGGGGGATTTGGATACAGCGAGTCTCCAGAACCTCTATATCGCCCAAGAGGGCTTTGAGGAGAATGAGAATGTGGTGGCTTATGACGCTTCATTGAGCGCGTACACCGCAAGCTCCCTGGAGATCAAGAACCTTGCGGAGCCGACGACCGATAGCTCGGCAGCCTCACGTAAGTACGTCACGGATACAGCGTCATTTGGTGTCCCTGGGATACCTCAGCAGGACAACTCGGAATTTGATGGCTCAACGACCCAGCGAACACTGGTGGGCTGGACGGGCATAAGCCAGTCGATGGTTCTAGCGTCACTCGATGGTGTGGTGCAGATCCCTGGTACGGACTTCTCTCTAGCAGCCGTGGACGACAATACGGTCCTCACAATCATTGGTGTCTCCGCTGGCGATCTCAATGGCTCCAAGCTCAATGTCCAGAACTTCGGTGTGGCTAAGAGCTCTAATACGATTGATGATGGCAGTGTGACTGAGGCCAAGCTCGCTACGGATGCTGTTACGGCCACCAAGATTGCAGCAGATGCCGTGGGCTCTAGTGAGATTGCTGCAGATGCCGTAGGTGAGGCCGAGATAGCCGATAGTGCTGTGGACCTGGCGAGGCTCAAGACCACGGGGTTCACCGACACCAATGTCACAGGGAATGCCGAGTTCTTGAAGGTGGCTAATGCCACCTCCGATCTGAGTCTGGGTGTTCTAACCTCCGCTGAGATCACGGACCTGAACTCAACCTTGAACGCCAAGCCCATTAGCATCTTCGGTGCAGCTACGGGCAATGTGTCTTTGGGTGATGGTACAACGAACTATAAGATCACCAACCTCGCGTGGCCCACATCTGCTGCAGATGCTGCTACACGAGGCTGGACTGAGAAAGCCATCGGTACGGCAATGCTCAATGCAGCCTTGGGCACAGTAACAGCGACCGGGACGGGTTATGTCGTAGTGCCAATAGGGGCGGCAGCTTCGTATTATGACCCAGACGGCCTATTGTCGGTGAGCACCTCTGACGATTCCATCACACTAACGGCAGGCTATGTGTACCGTATTGATGTGTCTCTGGCACTCTTTGGTGATTACGCTGATGACACAACGGCCACGGTGACGCTACGCACAGAAGGCGGGGGCACCACATACGCCACAGATACCGTGCCCATTGGAGAGGCTTACGGTTCATCCTACCGAAACAGTGCAGCCTTTAGCTTTAGCGCAGTTATAGACCGAACAGCGGCCACGCTCGTAGAGAAAATTGATGTGGTCCTGAAGGGGGCTAACAGCAACAGGGATATCACCGCCAGACAGGGGTGGATAAGCGCCCAACGAATCTTCTAACCAATGCACAGCTATGACAACTAAAGTATCTGCAACCGTAACGACCTTTGCGGGGCAACTGGCCCCCATCGGCACCATACTCCCATACGCTGGAGCCTCAGCCCCCACGGGTTGGCTTATGTGCGATGGGTCTGCGATAAGCCGAACGACCTACGCAACCTTGTTTGGCGTGACGGCCGATAGCTTTGGCGTAGGTGACGGCAGTACCACCTTTGAGCTACCGGACCTTAGGGGCCGAATACCTGTGGGCCAGGATGACATGGGTGGCGTATCGGTTTCACGCATGGCCGCAGTGGACGAAGGGATCGCAGCGGCAACCTTTGCGTCTACAGGAGGCAAGGCTCTGGTGGCTGATGCAGGCAAGAGTCATGGGCTTACGATCAATTACATCATCAGGGCCAGCAGTGCTGACTGATGTCTACACACGAAGATCTACTATTGGTGATTGGCCGTCTTGAAGGCAAGGTTGACTGCATCCTCTCAACGATGACAGCACACGGGCAAGACATTGAGAAGCTCGATGACCGTGTGCGTGAATTAGAACAGAGCCGCTCTTGGGCTCTTGGCGTTGCTGCCGTTGTAGGCGCAGCGTGTTCCTTAGGGCTCAATCAACTTGGAGACTTCCTGTGAGCAGAACACACTTGATGCTAGACATCACAAGTAAAGCGTCTGGTGCTGAGAACAGCGATACCATTACGCCTCTTTTCCGCACCAATGAAACTGGAGCCATGCAGGTCAAGATCACTGGGGGAAGCTGTGGCAACATCAAGCTCCAGGGTTGTGCGCGGGAGGGTCTTACGTGGTACGACCTCAAAACCACAGGGGATATGGGTGGCCTTGGTGAAGAAACCGAAGTCCTCTACACCAACATTGCACTTCTGCCCCATCTTCGCGTTCGGTTGATTCAAGCATCCAACGTATCCGTCAAAGTCTTCCTAATGGAGTAATCTGATGTCCCGCACCCATGAACTATTACAGATCACCACAGCCAGCACGTCTGATGTCGAAGGTGATCAATTCAACCTCCAGATGCGCGCAGATGAATCTGGTGCGATCCAGTACGCCTGCACCGCAGGCAGTTGCGCTGAGATAGAGCTTCAGGGCCGTCTGGACTCAAGCCTTGGCTGGATGGAGATCGCAACCAGCGGTGCTATGGACTCCTCTGGCGACAACAACGTGGTGCAAACCAACGTGGCCATAGTTCCCCAGATGCGCGCAGTCCTGAAGACCCCCACATTGGGCTGCGTGGTCTGGGTCTATCTGATGGAGTAATCATGGCTGACCTCAACAAGCTCCTTGAGGAGCTCCATAGCGAGACGGCCCTAACGCTCCTCGACCGCATCAAGGCCGGAGAGGCTACGGCTGCTGACCTGTCTGTTGCCCGTCAGTTCCTCAAGGACAACGGCATTGACTCCCTAGCGTTCGCAGACTCTCCCATCACTAAACTAGCTACCGTCTTGCCCTTTGAGGCTGACGACGAACCCATTTCCCAAGCGGAGTAACAATGGCTGTACGGAAAAGACTAACCCACGAAGCTAACGCCCACAATCGGCGCAGTACCCACGGCAGGGCTCGACGGCCCGCAGCCCCTATGATCGCTAGACCTTGGACCGGCCTCATGCGGTTCCGAGGTGAACTGAAGATCCCGATGAAGAAGATCGGCAAGAGGATCGCAGGAGCCTGATTGACTAACGTCGATCCGCGCCTCCAGGGTACGGACGGCTTCAAAAACTGGCTGTACCTGGCGTGGAGTGCCTTGGGCCTCCCAGAGCCTACGCCCGTTCAGTACGACATAGCCGATTGGGTAGCCAATGGACCCAGGCGCTGTGTGATCCAGGCCTTCAGGGGAGTTGGAAAATCATACGTGACCAGTTCCTATGTGGTCTGGAAGCTCCTGCTGGACCCAAGCCTGAACTTCCTTGTTATCTCAGCGTCCAAGAACCGCAGCGATGACTTCAGCACCTTCACCTTGAGGCTCATCGAGGAGATGGGTCAGCTTACGGCTCACCTCCGGCCCCGTGAGAACCAGAGGTGCTCCAAGATCGCTTTCGACGTTGGGCCAGCCCCGCCGGCTCACGCCCCCAGCGTAACGAGCAAGGGTGTCTTCAGTTCCATCACGGGCGCGAGGGCTACAGAGATCATCTGCGATGACGTTGCCTCCTGGGCCAACAGCCAAACGCAGGCTATGCGTGACAAACTCGCTGCAGCCACGGGAGAGTACGAGGCTATCTTGAAGCCTGGAGGGCGCATCATTTACCTAGGCACCCCTCAGACCGAACAGGACATCCTCAAGGAGCTTCCGGGCCGAGGGTTCGATACACGCATCTGGCCAGCCAAGGTGCCCACAGAGGCGCAGAAGCTCGGCTACGGAGACCTCCTCTCCCCGATGATCGCAGAGCTAGAGGCTCCTTCGGGCACCCCCACGGACCCTAAGCGCTTCGATGGCGACGATCTCATGGAGCGTGAGCTCTCCTACGGGAGATCCATGTTCAACCTCCAGTTCATGCTGGACCAGAGTCTCTCAGCCGCTGACCGCTATCCGCTGAAGATCAATGACCTCCAAGTAGCTGACCTAGATTCTGAGCGCTGTTGGGAGCACTACGTCTGGTGCAATGATCCCGAGAGAGTCATCAATGACCTCCCGTGCGTAGGGTTCAACGGCGATAGATACCACCGCTCCATGGCGACCGATGGAGACATGGTGCCCTACGAGATGAAGGTGATGAGCGTAGAC